TGCAACATCTGTTGTTGCAAAAGTACTTCCATCTTTAACTAATGCTCTAGTGTCAGCTGTTCCATCTTTAATCTCAACTGCACCAATGTTAATTTCTTCACCAGCAGTTATTACTACATTTAATTGTCTTGATGTATAATTACAAGTATCAGCAACGTCGGCGGTATCTTTACAATATCTAATTCTACCTAAATCATAATCTATCGCATATTCACCATTACCTAATGCCGCTAATTGTTCTGTATCGCTTAGTTTTTGATTATAAGCAACCTCAGTAGTTAAAATAGTTCCTGTAATAAACGCAAAAGAAGTATCACTAATGTCAGCTATTTTACTACCATCTACATTATATATTGGTGCTTTATCGACACTAACTACACCTGTAGTACCTTGTGCTCCAACAGCCAAAGTAATTGCTTCTGCACTCACTGTTAATTTATTACTTGACATTGTTGCATCATTAACTCTTAATGCTATTTTATTATCGCCAACGTCAATATAAGCTTGATATTTTCTTGAATTTAAACTTTTATTTCCAAATGAATTTGTTGCCATTTTTTCCTCCTAATTAAGTATTATCATCGGCTGGTATTGAGTATCCCACGCCGCAGTTGAAATAAAAAAATAAAAAATAAATACTCTATTCATAAAGTATTCTGCTAATTTTCTCGTATGCCACACCTAAGGTTGGTGCCATTGTATCTAATGCCTGTACCCCAATATATGGAATCAAATCAACATCATTTGTTAATTCTGACGTGGTATGAACTAATACATCATTGATATAAAATTGTGCTGCTCTACTTGATAAGATTTTAATTCTTAACCTATACCATGTACTTGCTGCAACTGTTATTCCTGAACTTGTTGAAGTATCAGAACCACCAATGCTATCAATACACATCCAATATGTGTCTGAATCATCTGTACTAAACCTAAACATTACTTGGTCATCATCGGTTGCAATAGTTGGTGTATTTGTTAATTTCAATCCTGCCCAGATAAGTGTAGTTGTAACAACGCTACCTGTTTTTATTGCACATTCCCATTCAACCTGATTTTCTGTTCCCCATTTAACTCCAGTCCAAGCTGTTTGGTTTGTATCTAAATGTGGTAATAAGATTACTTGGTCATTATCTGCACCATCAAGTGTGAACAATATCCCTGCATCAGTAGTTGCAAAAGTTACATCATCACTACTTGCGTTTGTTCCTAATATTTCAAAATGTTTATTTGCGATATTCATGGTTGCAAACTCTGCCTTTGTTGCACCATCATTACCATCGTCTGCACTTGCAGGAATAATATCTGCAGTCAATCCCGGTTTGTGTGAAAAGTATTCTTCTAATAAATATTTAGTGCCACCAGATTTTAAACTTCCAGTTACTCTAACGTCATTTTTAAAATTCCAATCTCTATTTTCTAATTGACTAATTCCATAAGCCATTTTGTTTTCCTCCTCTAATCAATATATGATTAGTTCCTTCACGTTAAACTTAATCGTGGTAATTAAAATAAAAAAATAAAAAAAAACTCCATAATTATGGAGTGAATGTGTAACCTACATATTTAATTTCAACTGCGTATGTATGATTTGTAGTTCCGCCTGCTGCGTCAACTGTGATAACTCCAGTACCTGTTGCATATGTTGCTGTTGCTGTATCTCCACCTTCAACATCCCAACCAATTACACTTAATACCTGACCATCAGTTACTAATGCACTAACGTCAATTGTGTCTGCTGAATCCATTGTAGCAGGACTTACAATAATCACACTAGTGAAATCACCTTCAGTTTTCTTTAAAACCTTACAATCTGATAAACTTACTGCTGCCATTTTTAATTAACCTCCTTATGCAAGTCCATATCTTTGGACCATTGCTGCTTCAAAGTTTACAACAAGTGTTCCATACCACTTAATCATATACTTCTGTGAATCGTTTGCTTTTGCTAATTCTTCGTAAGTGTAATCTTGAAGAACTGCTAAGAATAAATATCTAGTATCAAGATATATAATTCTTCTAGATGCTGCTGATGTTGGCATGTATCTGTCCCTAATGAACAATACCCCATCAAACACAAATGCATCTGGGATACCAAAGTCCATTTGACCAGAAGGTCTTTCTATGTTTCTTTGGAAGTCCATTAATAACCCTTTAATATAATTATGGGTATATCCATCTGTTACTGCTAAATCAATGATTCCATTTGCTTCAAATGCGGTATTGAAATCTGTTCTGATTTCATCAAGTGTTACATTTGCTCCTGAATTATCGGTTGTGTTTGTTGTTAATGTTTGAATCAAACCAGTAAACTCAAGTGGTGCGGTTGTTGCGTTACCATTGATTATTGTATTTTCTAATGCTTCGTTCATACTTGCTGTTTTAACTCTCAAATCTTCAGCCATTAAATTAATGATTGTTTGACTTGCAGTTGCAACGCCTGTTACTCTTCCTACAGCATATAAGAATTTCATTGCTGCTGTTCCTGTTGTTCTTGTGTCAACTTGGTCAGTCAATGATGCATCTTCTGCTAAGAATTGAGCACCTACTTTTGCAGACAAGATATTATATACATAACTTCTTCCTCTTATTGCTTTTCTTGGTAATAGTTTTACCAATGGTGTTTCCCTTATTGTTCTATCAACAATGCTTGGATCTACAAATGGTGGTAACATACTATATCCTGTATATGTGCTTCCTACTGTGGAATCCATTGATGGTCCTTTTGTGACCATTTGAGAATGTAATTCTTTTCCAATCGCTACTCTCTTGTCTACACTTCTGATTGGGTCATAATAAGTTTCTTCATCTGCAACACCTGCTGCACCAAAGCACTTATCGAAAACATAACCTGCCTCAGCATTTCCTATATTCATACTTCCAAATGCCATTTTATTTTCCTCCGTACTTTAATTTTAACATTTTCTCTATTGTTAAAGGTACATTATCAATTATTGTTTCTTTATTGATTGGTCCTTCAACATTTGGCAAATTTATTGCCTTTTTATTCAATTTCTCAATTTCTTTTTCTAACTTTGCAATCTTGTCGTTGGCTTCATTCAAAGCTTTTGTTGCATCTACAATTTCTTGTGGATTTTCAACCTTTTCTTCAACTTCTTCTTCTGCTGCTACTTCTTCAGCTACTTCTTCAACAGTTTCAGGAGTTTCAGGAACATCTACTTTTACTTCTTCAGAAACTTCTTCAATAACTTCAGGAGTTTCTTCTTTTTTAATTGTTTTTACCATTTGTGTGTCCTCCTCATTAATTTCATTTTTTAATTCTATATCAAACTTTTTAGCAACCGCACCAAATGATGCGTTACGATTTGATTGTATAGGTACAATGGTAGCTTCTAATATTTCAGCACTTGTATAACCCTTATACTTTTTACCATTAATCTCTTTCTCAACCATGTCACCATGTGGTATTGCACCAATAGATATACCAACATTTAAACCTTTCATTAGTGCTTCTTCAACCATTGCCTTTGCTTGTCGACCTAACGGGTTTGATTCTAAGAAGAAAGGTCTTGCAACCATTGCTGTACTGTTACCTTTTTCAACTAATCTTTTATCTGTCCAACCGCCAATTAATTTCTCAAGCTTGTTTTCATGATTAGCTAACATTGGTAATACTGTTTGTTCTTTTACCCAAGATGTTAATAATTCTTTACTCATGAATTCTCCATCCCTATCAATAGAATCATCAGAAAGAACCCCAACAAAACCACCATCAATATCTTTTTGTAGTGGCATCCATGCAATTATTTTTTCCATCTTATATCACCTTATACTTATACTAGTATTTAATTAATACCTTATTCTTTTAATACAGACCTTAATACACATCTGCAATTTGGGTGCGTATCTGGTGGTTGCATATACTGCTTACCATCTTTTGGGTCTACAAACGGAGCGTCTAAATATTGCTCCTGCCCATGCATACGTTTGCAAATATCGGATGTTCTATTATCAAAAAAAGCATCCCATTTCTTATATTCAACAATACCTGACCGCTTATAAGAATCTAGCTTGGATGCATTTTGCATACGATTGGTTTCTGTCCTTGCTATTCTCATGGCACGACTTTCACCAATACTATCACCAGTATATTTACTCATTATATCTTTAATGTTCTTTTTTACAGTTGTCAATGTTTCTTTATCGTTAATGGATTTTGCAATGCTTTCTCTAATCTCGTTTTGCACATCTTTAGCAACTCCTTTAATACCTTGCCATTCTTTGCCATTTATATTAAATCCATCTAATTGTCTATTTGCTTGTTGTTGTACCTTTTGGTCAAAGTCTAACCCAACACCAATATCAATATTAAGTTCGTTCTCTGCTTCATTAATACCATTTTTTAATGTAACGCCAATAACAGCCTTCAATTGTGTCATAAACCCTGATGTATTAACAACATTAAATAAAGACCTAATAAATTCACCAAAGGACTTCTCAATCTTCTTTTCAATAATTTCATCCTTTAATGTTTCGTCAACAAATCCAAGTATTTCCTTTTCCCATTTTTTAAATTTACGTTCTAAGAATTGTGCATAATCCTCTGCTTCATAAGCATCAATCTTCTCGTTTTGTTTTTTTATTTTCTTTTCGGTTTCACGTTTAGTTCTATTCTTTTCTTTATCATCTGATTTTGGTTTTTCTTTTTCGTCTTCTTTTTTACCTTCCTCATTATTCATAGCATCACTTTCTATCATTTTTTCTTGCATCATCATTGCCATTGGTTGTTCGCCCCATTCAACAGGGTCTAAACCTTCAATAGCCCTAACCTCATTAATAGTATAAACATTAGCCGTTAATTTTGCCATCATTTGTTCGTGTTCTATTTTTTCAGCTGCTGCATCTTGCGGGAACCATTTAAACTTAATCTTATCATCACCAGTCAATTCTGTTATTATTTCCCTGTTTATCTTATCTTCAATCAATTTCAAGTATGGTTTTATTGCATTCTTAACTGATATTCGTTCTTGACTTTCTCCTGTTGAACGATTACTATTTTCATAAAAACCAACTTCTTGAGGACTTAAACCATACGCTGCAAATATTACATGGAAATACCATTTCTGACCTTCTAACCATTCCATGTCTTTATTCGTCATTGATAATGGTGTGAAGTTAGCATCACTATTATGGAATATAAGTTTGTGTGGTTTACCTTTGACTTGTTGTTCCCATGCAAATTTAAACCGCTCTAATGATTCTTGTTCCATTGGAATACTAACAATACCATCGGGTGTGGCATTGTTTTTAAAGAATTCTTTATTATATCTATCACTTTGAATCATTAACTCAACTACTTGTTGAATACTTTGTAATGGTGACCAACCATAAGGATACTGGTCTGTATTAACTCCAATTTTTCCATACACTATATCTTTACGTTCAAAGAATTTAGGTTGATTTTCTGGGTATCTAAAAGAATACTGATAAAAGCCTTCTATCAATCCATGTTCTTCAACTTTAAATAAAAACTTAGCACCATCGTATGCATATAACTCAACCAATTCCCCAGCACCATTTCTACCTTTATATACAACACCTGCATCAAGGTCAAGAACATCGTCCATAAACATACCCCATACTTCCCAAAATGTTTGACCCATACTATTAGGTTGTTCTAAGAATATTTTGACTTTTTTAATTTCTTCATCATAATTACCTTCATCTTCTTCATCAGAATTAACAACGTCCCATTCAATAGTCATCAATTGTTTCTTAATTGCTGCTTTGACCATTTGCACCCAAGGTGCTTTAGCATATTGCCGCAGCTCATAAAAATCAACACCACGTGGAACGCCTAAATTTGCTGTCCAAAACCAGGACGGCAACATTGGCATTTTATTAGGTGCAACTGTAGAACCTGCGTTAAACATTCTAACTTCTTTAGACAAGATGTTTCTTGCCTTTGTATATATTTCTTTGAGTCCCATGGATTATAAAACCCACCTTGACTCCGTTTAAGGAGTCATTGGCAGGGAAAGAGGTGATTATTAAAATAATATAAATATAATGCAACTACTAGTATATAATTAATACCTTTTATCCGAAGAAAAAACTATGTGACCTACCTCTTAATCCATGAGCAGCACATGCTAAACTATCTACAAAATCATCATGACCACCCTCACTATGATGTAATTTAAGGTGACCACTTGGTGCGGTTTCATACCTGAAATCCTTTAACTCAAAAACTAACTTCTTATGATTGGGGTATATAATCTTCTTTTGCTCCATTCTTATCTTTAAATTACTAAATATATCTTCTTTGTTTTTAATAGTAAAATCTAATCCTATGACAATATCAGTCGGTGCATATTGTTGTTTATACGTTGTTGGCTTTACTAGTGATGGAGTGTTTAGTTCTTTACTTAATACATCTGCAACGCCTGCCCCAATACCTGTTTGGTCACACACTATCTTCTTAAACTTGAATTTGTTATGTAAGAACTTAATATAATCAATAGCCTCATCCATTCTATTCTTTTTTAGCTCTTTTATTAATATGACCTTCGCAATATCGCCTTGTTCTAATATGGTAAACACACTTGAATCTTGACCAAGCCTTGCAAGGTCAGCACCTAACACATATGATTTAGTTGCATCTACCATATCTGTGTCATTCATTAATTCATAATCACTAATACACTGTTCCACTAATGCATGTCCAAAATATGCATCCTCATCTGCAATAAACTGTGCCTCGTATTCTGTATTAAACTCTAAACTACTACACTGTAATCTTTGTTCGTCCACAAAATCTTGGGTAAAATGTCCAACCGCAACAGCATCTTCCCAAGTATATCTATGACTGATGTAGTTATCGTCTTCTTGAAATGACCTGTAGAAATGGTTCATACCAAATGGTGTACTTATTTTAATTATCTTACCTTGTGTTGATGCAACCATTGGAACTAATACTTGATTTACAATGCTGTCCTTTATGAATGCAGCTTCCTCTAATATTAATACATTAGCAGTCATACCTCTTATTGTATCACCACTGTCACCTGTTGGTAATGCAGTAATACGACAATTATTCTTCATAACCATTTGTCGTTGTGTTGCATTCAATACTTCGGCGCCTATTGGTGAATTTTGGATGTGGTTACGTATCTTCTCAAATAGTTCCCCTGCTTGCCTGTCAGTAGGACCAACTATAATAATATGACCATTGGGATTCTTTAATGCCTCTATAACGGCAAGTATTGATATGGTTAATGATTTGCCAGTTTGTCTACAAAACGCACCGACCACACGTTGTTTATACATACAATCATATAAGAATAACAATTGATAGTCATATAAATTATAACCAAACATTTCTTTAATTAACTTTTTTAAATCGTGTGACATCTTCCTCTTTTAGCTCACAATCTTTTAACTTTTCATTCCAATTAACAATATGGTGTATGTTTTCTGTTTTAATCTTTTCACCATGTGCTAACTTATGTGTTTGTAGTTTAGTATTTAGTAACGCAACACGTTGTGATGGATGAATGGATTTACTTAACTCCTGTATATCATTTCTAATATCTATTATACTTGCTTCTGGGTCTAATATACATTGTTCAAACCATTCTAAGTCTTGATTATTCATACCACGTTTTTTCATTTCTCTAATCTTTGCGGCATATTTCTTTTTGAATGATATTTTTTGTCCACCCTTTCTTGCTATTTCAACCAGTCGTTTACCACTAGTAAATTGTGTTTCCGGGTTAGGAAAGGAACCCATTGTTCCCACCTATTTCCCAAACTGAGAACTTAGTTCTCTTGCTAATGGGTGCTGCATATCCAAGTCATGATTAGTAATAACTTCAGCAAGTATTTGATTACGTAATACCATTTTTTGGTTGGTTTCTGTTACTCTTGCGTATCCTTTTTCTACTTTCATTTTTCTAACTTTTTCCAACATTTCGGCCACAAGTTCTTTTTTATCTTCCACTAATACTTGTTCCCATTCATTTTTAAATACAACTAATTTGGATTGATTTTCAAGAGCCACTTCTAAATCATTTTGGAATTTGTTTTCTTCAATTTGTTTTTTTAATGCTTCTGTTTGTTGATTTTGTTGTTGTATTTGTGATTCGAGTCCTTGCAAATCTTTCATTGCCTCTTTTACACTCATTGTTCGTACCACTGTTTGTGTTACCACAATATTGTCGTCTACTTTTTCGACTTTAAAATCTTGTTCTGCTTTCATTGTTTTACCTCGTTTTATTAATTTTCTTTATTTCAATCTCACAATTTGTGATAATAATACTTTTTTTTTTAGATTT